GCTGCGCCAGAAACTGCTGCTGGCCAACGCCGGTTCCATCAACCTGCAGATCGATGAGATCGGCTCGAACCTGATCAACAACATCGAGGTGCTGAACCTGTTTCTGGAGCTGTATGACCAGGGGATGGTCAAGCAGAAGCTGACGAAGAACACCGCCGAGAACACCCGGGGTGAAGAGGTCGACGGCAAGACGCCTTCGAACATGCTGCTGTTCGGTACGCCGAGCAAGCTGCTGGACGGCGGGCAAACCGAGAACGAGTTCTACTCGTTCCTGGAGACGGGCTATGCCCGTCGCTGCCTGTTCGGCTGGGGCCAGCAGGACCGCAAGGCGTCGCACTCGATGTCGGCCGCCGAGATTTACCAGCGACTGACCCAGCCCACCAACAACGCCGTAGTGGCGAAGTGGGCGGCACACTTCCACAAGCTGGCGGACCCCGCCATGTTCGGCTGGAAGATGACGGTCGATGATGCCGTGGCCATCGAGCTGCTGCAGTACAAGATCTTCTGCGAGCAGTCGGCCGATGCCATGGCCGAGCACGAGGAGATCAAGAAGGCGGAGCTCGGTCACCGCTACTTCAAGGCCCTCAAGCTCGCCGGTGCATACGCGTTCTGCGACGAATCGAACGAGGTCGAGATGGATCACCTGAAGCAGGCGATCCTGCTCGTCGAGGAAAGCGGGGCTGCGTTCCAGTCGATCCTCAACCGTGAGAAGGCTTACGTGAAGCTGGCGAAGTACATCGCCACCTGCGGCTCGGAAGTCACCCACGCGGATCTGCTCGAAGCGCTGCCCTTCTACAAGTCGGGCAATGCCGCACGCAACGAGATGATGAGCCTGGCGACTGCCTGGGGCTACAAGAAACACATCATCATCAAGAAGTTCTATATCGACGGGATCGAGTTCTACAAAGGTGAGACTTTGCAGGAGACGGACCTCGATGAACTGTTCCTCTCGTACGGGGAGCACTGGGCCTACAGCTATCAGGGCGAGAAGGTGCCGTTCGACCAGCTCCACCTGCTGACCCAGGCAGCCCAGGAAGACGGCAGCGCCATGCACTGGTGCAACCACTTCCTGAAGGGTGGCCACCGGGCCGAGGAGAACGTCATTGCCGGTTTCAACCTGGTGGCGATCGACGTGGATGAAGGTGTCACGCTGGAAACGGCGCATGAACTGATGAAGGACTTCCGGTTCATGACCTACACCACCAAGCGCCACACGGACGAGACCAACCGCTTCCGGCTGCTGCTACCCATCAACTACGTGCTGGAACTGGACTCCGAGGACTACAAGGAGTTCATGAATAACATCATGGCGTGGCTGCCGTTCAAGACGGACGAATCCGCGAACCAGCGAAGCAAGAAGTGGGAGACGTTCGCCGGCGGGAAGTTCCACTACAACATGGAAGGCGAGATCCTCGACGCACTACGGTTCATTCCGAAGACCACGAAGAATGAGCAGCATCTGAACGAGATGAAGTCGATCGCCTCGATGGACAACCTGGAGCGCTGGTTCGCCCAACGCATTGCCACCGGCAACCGGAACAACAACCTGCTGAAGTATGCAATGGCACTGGTCGACTCGGGCATGGATCTAATGGCCGTCAACCAGCAGCTCACGGCATTCAACGGCAAGCTGAACAATCCGCTGTCGGAGGAAGAACTGCGTTCGACCATCATGGTCTCGGTCGCCAAGCGTTATCAACGTCAGTAAAGGACAAACATGCACTTCGGCAAAGCAATCGAACACATGAAGCACGGGGACGCCGTGGCACGTGAAGGCTGGAACGGGAAAGGCATGTTTGTCTACCTGGTTCCCGCCAATGCGTACCCGGCACAGACGGGCATCGCCAAGACCTACTTTGGCGAACAGGCCAGGGTGCCCTACGGTGCGTACTTCGCACTCAAGGGCGTCGACGACACCGTGAACACCTGGGTGCCGAGCATCACGGACTGTCTGGCGGAAGACTGGATGGTCGTGATCGACAGCGGTCGCTAAAAGCCACACACCTTCAGTCCTTTCCTTGGTTCAAGGGAAGACTGAGGGACAGGGAAACACAGGAGAAGGACATGAGTGAAGTAGCAGACGACACCGTTGACGCGGATCTGATCAATGATCAGCTCATCCTCGTCGCCGGCTTCTCGGGTGAAGGCAAGAGCGCATCGCTGCGCCACATCCGCAACCAGGAGAAGTGGATGTACCTGAACTGCGAAGCGGGCAAGCGTCTGCCGTTTCGCAACCAGTTCCAGAACTTCCGTATCACGGACCCGTACCAGGTCCACGAAGCGTTCGACCATGCCACGTACGAGGCAACCGACACGCAGGGCATCATCATCGATTCGTCCACGTTCCTGATGGACATGTTCGAGTCGAACTACGTGCTCAACTCGGCCAACACCATGCAGGCCTGGGGCGCCTATGCCCAGTTCTTCAAGGTGCTGATGCAGCAGAAGGTCACCACCTTCGGCAAGCCCGTCATCGTCATCGCCCACCTGCTGGACGTGCTCGATGAAAAGAGCGCCGAGATGCGCACGAGCGTGCCCGTGAAGGGTTCGCTGAAGAACAACGGCATCGAGGCGTACTTCTCGACTGTCGTGGCTGCCAAGAAGGTTGCCGTCAAGGAACTGGAGAAGTTCGGCAGCAAGATGCTGGTGATCACCGATGAGGAGCGTGAGCTGGGTTTCAAGCACGTGTTCCAGACGCGCATCACCAAGCAGACCACGGGCTTTCGCATCCGCAGCCCGATGGGCATGTTCGACAAGTCCGAGACGTACATCGACAACGACTGTCAGGTCCTGCTGGACCACCTCACCGAGTTCTACGGTAACTGATCGGCTCACACCGCAAAAACGTAAAACTCACAACCGAACCAACTGAAAGAGAAAATCACCATGAGCCTGTTTGGAAACCTGAAGAGCGAAGGCCTCGAAGAAGCAACCGATCGTCTGGGTGGCGGCTTCGGCGCCATCGAGACGAACATCTACAGCGGCATCATCAAGGCACTCTACGCCGGCCAGTCGGCACAGGGCGCACGCAACGTGACGCTGATCACTGACTTCGGCGGCCGCGAGTACCGCGAGACGATCTACATCACGAACCGTGCCGGTGAGAACTGGTTCGCCGCCAAGGACAAGGACGGCAAGGCAACGGGCAAGAAGGCACCGCTGCCGGGCTTCACGCTCGTCGACGACATCTGCCTGATCGCCACGGGCAAGCCGCTCGCGGAACAGGAAGCCGAAGACAAGGTGGTCAAGGTCTACGACGCGGAAGCCCAGAAGGAGCTGCCGAAGTCGGTGCCGATGATCGTCGAGGCAATCGGCAAGCCGATTTCGCTGGCCATCCAGAAGACGCTCGAAAACAAGAGCGTCAAGGAAGGCGACGTGTACGTGCCGACGGCGGAAACGCGTGAAGTGAACAACTCCGAAAAGGCGTTCGACACCGACACGAAGATGAGCGTCGTCGAAGCCAAGGCGGGTGCCGAGAAGCCGGCCTTCTGGGATGCCTGGCTCGAAAAGAACAAGGGCAAGACGCGTGACAAGCGCACGTTGAAGGAAGGCGAAGCGGGTGCCGCCGGTGCGCCGCCCAAGGCACGTGCTGCAGGTTCGGCCACGCCCCCGGCTGCCAACCAGGCAGCACCGCGCAAGTCGCTGTTCGGCAAGCAGGCTGCGTAAGGAGCTGAACCTTGCGCATCCAGGTCGCAGGCATGGACCCCTCAATGAGGCATTGGGGGTCCGCTGAAGCCACACTCGATATGGACTCGGGTGTACTTGACATCCCCGTGCTGTCCCTCTGTGAACCAGAGGACATCAAGGGCAAGCAGGTACGCCAGAACTCCAATGATCTCCACCTCGCCAAGGTGCTCTATGAATACGCCATGCCCATCGCCAGACGGGCCAAGGTGATCTTCGTAGAGGTTCCCGTTGGCTCGCAGTCGGCTGCCGGCATGAAGGCCTATGGCCTGTGCGTCGGTGTGCTGGGTGCATTACGGGCCGAGGGGCACGAGATCATCGAGGTGACGGCCACCGAAGTGAAGCGCTGCTTCACGGGGGATCCGAATGCGACAAAGAAGCAGATGATCGCCCAGGGCGTGCAGGATTACCCGCACGCCAACTGGCCCCGCCACAATGGCAGGGTCAGTGAATCGAAGGCCGAGCACTGTGCTGACGCCATTGCCGCCATCCATGCCGGGGTGAACACCCCGATGTTCCAGAATCTCGTGCGACTTTTCGCAAAGGTATAAACGCATCATGCAGATCATCATCGTCCAGTCGGAAATCGAACAGGCCATCCGCAACCACATCAACAGCCTGTTGAATGTGAAGGACGGCAACCGCATCGAAATCACCCTGTCGGCTACACGCGGCGAAGACGGCTTCAAGGCCACCATCGACATCGTGGCGGCCGATGAGCCGGCACCCGCTGGCGCCAAGTCGGACACGAAGGCGGAAACGGCTGTCACGGCTTCGCGCACGTCGGTGCAGGTGTCTCCGCCCTCTCTCACCACCATCACCCAGGTGACGAAGAAAGACCTGGATCTGCCGTCGGATCCGGCACCGGCTGTCCTGGCTGACGTGACGGATGTCGAGGACACCAGCAAGGGTGCAGAACCCCCGGCCGATGCCGCACCGTCGTCGTCGGAACCGGTCCAGGCGGAAGCAGCCGGTGAAGTCAAGCCGGCCGGTCGCAGCCTGTTTGCCGGCCTGAAGAAGCCGGTGAACGCATCGTAAGATGAAACTGGGTGCGATCCTCACCATAGGGATCGTGATGATGGCGATCGTGATTGCCGTTACGGTCGCCATCATCGCTGCAGCACCCTACATGGCCATTGGCATCGTGATGCTGGTAGGCGGCTATGTAGCGCTTGCACTGGACAAGGAGGATGATCCCCCTCCTGGACCGCCTGGTCCGCCCACTGTGCAATAATGAGTTTCCCGGGAAGTCGAGAGCCCTGGAAAAGCAGAAGCCCGGAAGACCGTGATCAGTTGGGCTTAAAGCCAAAGACGGTACAAAAAACCCCCAGTTTCGGCTGGGGGTTTTTCTTTTTGAACTCAGTGCACGAGATTGACCCATGGGTTGAGCATCGGGGCGTGCAGCACCTGCCCGAAGCCGAAGCTGAAGTTCAGCTGCCCATCAGCCAGTTTCGTGAACACGTTGTCCGTCAGCGGCGAGCCGATGGAGCCAAGGAAGGTAGGGGCAGGCGCCAGTCCGGCCAGCAGCGCATGCACCGGGTTGTTGCGGATCATCGAGAGTGCCACCTTCGATGAGCGGATCTTGAAGTTGTAGAACCACAAGAGACCCATCGACTCCAGGTAACCCCGGAAGCGGCCACGCAGACGGTCATAGTTGACGAACTCTTCCGTCACGCGGGACAGGGCATGTTCCTTCGACTTGCCCTGGCGCTTCGTCAGGTCATCGTAAAGAATCGCCTTGGCGAGGAAGTCACCATACTCGGTGGCCGTCTGCATACCCCGGTAGAGCGCCGTGTCCTTGGTGATCAGCGCGTAGCGGCCCGCTGCCTTGATACCGGCCGGCAGTTTGTTCACCTGGCTCTCGATGTAGCTGTAGAGCTTGCCCGAGGCGAGCTCCACATCCTCGATGCCTGCCTGCCCACCCGAGATCGCACTGAACTCGCCTGCCTGGATCAGCGGCCAGATCGACATGCGCTTGTGGCTGTCCTCGATCGACTGGATCTCGGCGGCCAGCTTGCGTCCGGCCACCACGTCATTGCGCCCCTGGGCGGCACGCAGCTCGGCATCAGCCTCGATGCGACGCACTTCCGACTTCACATAGGCCTGCACTTCCGCCGTCTTCTTCGGCATCCCCGTGATGATGGACTTGACGGGCACTCCACGCGCCGCCAGCTGGTAGGCATTCGAGATCATGTTAGTGACGGGCACCACCACCGACTTGACGACGATCATCGTCTTCACGTCCGAGATGAACGACTGGAAGGTCTTCTCGGCATTGACCGTGTACTGGTAGGCCTTGTTGCCGAAGACCGACATCGCCAGGCGCTTGAAGCTCTCCTGCGTCTGGTTGTTCCAGCGGCTCGTGCCCGTCCACGCATCACCGACCGACGCTGCCCGGTAACCAAGCGCATCGTTGAGCATGTCCCGGCGCACGTAGAACGACTGGCCGAACGTCTGCTCGATACGCTGCTTCATCTGCGGCGTGATGAGCTGCACGGCGTCATGCAGCACGGGATCCTTCGCCTGCTCACGCAGATCGAACACGTTGATGTACTGGTCCTGGTTGCTGGTGCCGTTCTTCATGTCAGCATCGTACATATCGTAGAGCCGGTCGATCAGCGCGTCATTGTAGAGGGCGGCCTTGGCCTCTTCCACCTGACGGCCACGCCACACCCCCACCATCTCATGGAGCTGGGTGTTGAACGACAGCCGCTGCATCTGGAACGGATCGACCGAGCGTTCGAATGCCACCACCTGACCACCGCCGTCATAGACGGGAAGCAGGTGCTCACGGCTGCCTTCGATCCCGGCCTGCATGCCGCGCACGGCCCGCTGCACGATCTTCGGATCGGTGATGCGGCCCGCCGTCATATCTCCGACCGTGTAGCCCGTTGCCACATCGACACCGCCCGCCGTCTGGCGCACGTTCTGCAGGATGCCCTGGGCAAAGACGTTGCGGCCCGAGACGGGCGCGAAGTAGTAGCCCCGGCTGATCTTGCCCGCCTCCGCCACGCTGCCGCCGTAGTCACCGACGCGCACGTACGAGCGCTCGGCCAGGTGCGCGTAGTTCGCATCGTCGGCCACGATGAGCGACTCCCCGGCACCCTGCAGGGACGGGATGTTGCCCTTGTAGTGGTTGAACAGCGACCGGTCGGACTGCACGGCCCGGTTCTGTTCTTCCACACGCTGACCCTGCAGGTAGGCCAGTGCGAACTGCATGCCTGCGCCTTCCTTCGATACCAGCGTCGACACGTCGAGCTGGTGCTTGAGCTCGAGGTGACCCAGTGCGTAGAGTGTGGTCAGCATGTCGATGTTCTTCTGGAACGTCTTCATGTCGGCCACTTTCGCGGACTTGCGGTTCACATTCGTCTCACCCAGCAGGCGGGAGATGGCCACTGCATTCCTCAGCAGGTTGGAGCTGGTCTTGCCGTTCATCATGTAGTCGGCCAGCTGCTGCATCTTCGTCTGGTAGCGGCTCCAGTTCGGCTTGTCCGCTGCCTGGATGGCCTTCTCCAGTTCCTGGATCTTGGCCTTCAGGTCGGCCGGGTGTTCGAGTACCTTCAGGATTTCATCCTGGTTCATGCCCTGAGCCAGGGAGGCAAGATCGGACTTGCCCATCGCCCGGTGCAAGAGGCTCCACTCGTCATCCGTCAGCGTGCGGCTGAACTTGCTGGCGATCACCTTGGGCACTTCCTCGCGGAACTGCTGACGGTCCTGGGCAATCATCGTGCGTACCAGCTTGATCATGTCGTAGACGCTGGCGTTGGACACCGTGCGGCCGACCAGATCGGCAATCGCCTCGGTGAACGGCTTGAAGCCCTTCACCTTGTTGAGCGCCGTCAGCACCCCCTCGGCAATCTTGCCGGCGTGCTCTTCCGAGACGACGGCCGCCGTCAGCCGGGCAGCCGAAGCCAGCAGGTTCGTGGCCTTGTTGTCGTACTTCGCATCAAGCGCTTCGGCCTTGCCGACGGCCTTGTCGGCCAGATCGTTCATGCCCTGCACCACGATGCCATTGCTGCGGTCGACCACATCCCCCACCGGGTTGGCGAGCTGGTCAAAGAAGCTCTGACGGTCCTGGGCAATGGCGATCATGCGATCGGACAGGGCATCCACCGCTTCCCGCACCGTCTGGCTGCCAAGGTCACCCGAGAGACGGCGGGCCAGATTGTCCATGACCGCCTGGGCGCCGTTCTCCAGCAGTGCATCGATCCGGCTTTCGGCGTTCGACTTTTCGCCCTTCGGCACGGGCATGTCGTGCAGCACGCCACGGAACTGGTCGTTCGTCATGGCCAGCGCCATGAAGGCGGGCAGCAGCGTCGAGCGGCCTGCCCCGTCAATCTTTTGCAGGCTGTTGCCGATGATGGCGTCGTACTTCTGCTGTGCGTAGTAGCGCTCGGCCTGCGGATCGGCAGCATGGGGATCCATCAGGTCTTCGACCGTCAGGTTCTTTTCGACATGCGTCCACAGCTGTTGCATGCGCGTGAGCACGTTGCCGTCGAGATGGGCCTCGGTGGCGAGCGCCGACTGGATCTTGCTGAAGGTGGTCAGCTCCTGCATCGTCATCGGGAACGCTGCGGCGAAGTGGCTCGCTACCTGCGCACCCAGTTGCAGGGCATCGGACACCTTCGTCTTGCGCCGGCTCTCTTCACGCGGATCCTGCACATCGAGGTAGTCCGCTACCTTGCGGTCGAGCGTGTCTTCGAGCGCGGAGAGGCGATCGTTCAGGCCATACGTGGTCGACTGGAAGAGTGCCGTATCGCGCATGACAGCCGAGCGGCTCGGTTGCGACTGCAGTACGACGGCCGTGTTGAATAGCAGGTTGCTGAACATGTCATTGGCTGGCACGACTTCCCTGCCCCAGACCAGTTGCTTCAGGTGCTCGATAACCTTCCGTGCCAGCTGAACCAGGGGATGCGCAGCCGTGCGTTCCTGCAGACGTGCGAGATCCTGGTTGGCCAGCGCCCACGCCATGAACTCATTGAGTCCCTGTGCCTTCTGCGAGGCACGTTCCAGATCGGGATTGTTCAGGTGACCATTGATGGCCGTCACCGCATCGGTGTAGGCCTGCTGGAGTTTCGGAGAAACGTTGTTCAGCCGGTCGGACATCGACAGGAACTGCGTCATCAGCTTTTCAATGTTGCCGATGGCACCCTTGATGACGCCCGACTGCGGGCCTAGGTTGTCTCCTGCGTAGTGAGCGAGCACCGTCTCGAAGGTCGAGGCATGGATCAGCTCATGCGTGAGCGTCTCACTGGACGGATTCATCAGGTAAATCTCCTGACGACCCGGCATCATGAAGCCCTTGGTGCGCTCATCCGACAGCCAGGACGCATCGACTGCATTGCCACCCTGGTTCTGGTTGTAGGCAAGCAGTTGTTCCCGCGTACCAAAGATCACCTTGTAGCCCTGGGCTGCCAGTGACTGGCTGATCTGCTGGAGAATCTTTGACTGAACCGAGGGAATCTTGGATCCGATCTGACCGAGCAGATTCTTCAGATCAGCAAAGTTCAGCACACGTGCGCCCGACGCCGTTTCGAGTCCGGCTTTCTGCAACTCAGGTGCAATGTTCTGCGTCTTCGGTGCCGACTCACCGAGGAGCTTGTCCCGCTCTTCGTTGTAGAGTTCGGACATGCGGGTAGCGACTTCCTCTTCGCTGCCGGTGAGCATCTCCTTGCCCTGGATCTGGTACGGGGAAGAAGCGGCCGCCATCTGGTCCACTGACACATTGACACGGCTCAGTGCACGGTGACGGGCTTCCGCTTCCAGTGCACCATCGGCCACCGCTTTCTGCAGGTCGAGCATGGCATCCCGGACATCCTGCAGACCAAACTCCTGCGTGGTCTTGAGCGGACCGAACAGTGCCTTCACCAGATCCTTGTGCTGGTCGCCGTGCGGTTCCACGTCCTTGAGCGAGATGTCCTTGACGAACTTGCCATAGGCCTCGGAGACGGCCTGCAGCGGGTTGCCCATCCACGACTGCCACACTGCCTGGTTGGCCTGTTCGGAGCCTTCCACGATCTTGTCCAGCGGCATGTTCATGCCGTCGAAGATCTTCAGCGTGCCGCCGATCGCCCCCTGCATGGTGGAGATGAGCTGCATCATCTTGCCATCCCCCATGCCGATGTTCATGAAGGGGATGCCCGCCACACCCGAGTTTTGCGGGCCATAGGCGGTAGCCGTCGCACCCATCTTGTTGTCGAACGAGGTGGCGTAGCCTTCACCCTTCAGGTTGGCCTTGTCGGCGCCTGCCACATAGAAGGCCTGGCCCGGCGCCTTGATGACGGGAGCCAGGTGAGACACAGAGCCCAGGATCTGGTCCTGTTCCTTCTGGCTCAGGTACTCACCTGCCACATAGTCCGGACCCTTGGCCTTCTCCGCAAGTGCTGCTTCCACGGCACGCTGGTAGGCGTATTGCTGCATGATCGACGGGATCTGCGTGGCCTTGCGCACGAGCTCCGCCGAGTCGAAGAGTGAATGTCCGACCACTTCCTTGATCGACTCACGCATCGGCTCGACGAAGAGGCTCAGCATGTTCTGTCGCATCACCTTCAGTGCTTCCGGTTCAAACGTCCACGTCTGCAGCTTCTGTGTCACTGAATCGACGCCCGAGTCTTCCATCGTGCGGGAGCCGTCCGGATTGGTCGTGACCTTGTTCAGGATCAGCGCATTCAGTGCATTCATCAGCATGTCCCGTTTGGCGATGGCTTCTTCGCCTTCACCGAACAGGGTTGCTGGTGTGCGGCCATTAGCCAGCGCATCGGAGAACTGCTGGTAGACCTTCTCCACCACCATGCCCGTGAGCTTGCCGGCGATGCCCATCGCACCTGAACCGTAGATCGTGATGGTCAGCGGATTCTTGGCAATGCCCCGGTCCAGATCTACCGTGTCCTTGCCGTCGAACTTCACCACGTCACCGAGCATCAGGTTCATCAGGTTGAGCAGATGGTTCTGCTGCGTCTTCACCTCTTCCGGCAGGCTCTGGCGCATGTCGGCAATACGCGTGCGCAGATCGTCGGACGACGCCTTGTACAGGTCGACACCATCCTGCTGGCGGTAGGCGGTCGAGGTCTGGTCCTTGAGGCCACCAAACCACAGGCCACCCCGGGCCATGTTCTTCACCCAGCTCCTGGTGAAGCGACCCGTGGAGAGCAGCGCCATTGCATTGACCGGGCCGTTGGTCATGCCGTCGGCCTCGAGGTAGAGCTGCGTCTGGAACCCCTTGCGGTCAGCCTTGCTCGCATCGAGGTAGCGGGCGTACTCCATCAGCCCATGCAGCTGCACGAACGACGGATCGGAGCCAAGGGAAGCCTTGAGCTCACTGGCCATGTCCTCGGTCATCTTGCCCGTCTGCTGGAACTGGCGCAGCACATCGACAGCCGGTGCGAACTTGCCGGTGAGGTCTCCCAGCGTCTTGTCCAGCATCATGGCGAACGGCATGTTGTGCACCTTCGTGCCGATCGCCTGACCGACACCCAGCATGAAGGCCTGCATGTGCTCCGACGTGCCCAGGTCGAGCGTGCTCATCGTGGGCAGCACGACTTCACGCATGAGCTTCGAAGCCTGCGGATTGTAGCGGCCCAGCATCTGCAGACGGGATACCCGGCTCATGTTGTAGCCGTAGCGGATGTTCACCTCTTCAGGCGCCTTGCCAGTCTGTTCGGCATGGCCTTCGACAGCCGACATCAGATCCTCGAACGTGCTGAATGCCGAGACGATCGCCTGACGCTGGCCCTGCTTGGAGTTGAAGTCGTTGACGTTCAGCTTCTCCTTGTCGACCATGCCCGGCCCGAAGATATCAGCCAGCTTCTCCAGCGTGAGTGCACGGTAGAGCGACGCCATACGCGGGTTCACCCGGAACGGTGTGGCCTGTTCGTTGGCGATCATGTCCAGCTGCTCGGCCGTATTCTGCACGAGCGGATTGCGCATCTGGGCCTTGGCCACAGGCGGACGGTCATCACCCAGGTAATGGGTCAGTTCCGGCGTCTTCGCTACCACCCGTTCGATCGCATCCGGGAACGAGCGGATGTTCTTCATGTCCTTCATGTTGGCGGTCACCAGCACAGGCAACGTCTTGATCTTCAGGCCCTTGGCCGACTCGCCATCGGGGATCACATCACCCGTCTCCGTGTTCACGCGGATCGACTTCTCCGCAAGCAGTGGCATCTTCTCGTAGCGCTGGGTCTCGTCATTCCAGCCGGTGACAGTCGTATCCATCATCGTGCGGATGACTTCGGCCGCCATCGCCTGCGGGATGCCCTTCACGTACCCGTCGGCCACATTGCGGTTGCCATCCAGTCCCCAGTAGGTCTGGATCTTCTGAGCCAGGGAGGTAACGGCATCGATGCGGGACACCCCTGAATTCAGGTGATTGACGATCGACTCGTCGACCTTGGCATCATCGGCAAAGCCGAATGCGCTCTTCACGTCCGACTCGTCGAGCACGCCGCCATACCCATTGGACGACAGGATCCACTGCAGACCCGCAATGGAAGCCGTCTCGGCCAGCGCCTGGTTCAGCTTCAGACCACCACCCTCCTGCTCTTCCGTCAGGTTGAGCAGCTTGCCATTGCGCCAGCGGTTGGCGTTGTCGGCATTCTTGTTGCCACTGACCTTTTCTTTCAGGAAGGTCTGCAGGTGATCGTTGAGCTCATTGACCATGCTGGGCACCATGCCCAGGAACCAGCGGTAGTCACGGGCGACTTCATCCGTCAGGCGTGCGGGCGAACCCTTGCCACCGTCACGGGCAAAGTTACCCGACGAAGCGAGCGACTCCTTGACCTGTTCGAGCGGCTGCTGCGAAGTAGCCAGTGACGACTTCGCTTCCTTCGGCAATGAGAACGCTTCGGTGAACTTGTTGCCCGTCTTCGGTTCGACGAGATCCGGGTAGACGGCAGCCAGGCCCTTCTTCTCCTTCACTGGTTCAACTTTGGTTTCAACTTTCGCTTCGACAGGCGCAGCCTTCTCCGCTACCGGCTTCACTACCGGTTCAGCAGGCTTTGTCCCGGGTTGTGCCGGAGCAACTTCCGGCTTCGATTCCGTAACAGTCTGTTTCGGTGCGGGCTGAGTCTCTTGGACCGGTGCCCCAACCGGTTTAGACTCGGCCTTGACTTCTGTTGTGTCCGGCGTCGCTGCAGTCTGGGCCGTCTGGACATTCCCATTGACCGAACCGACCGAGCGCTTGCCCTGTGCCCACTCCTGCGCTACCTTCGCGGGCGTGTCACCCGTGAGCGACGGGTCCAGTGCCACCTGATCCAGATGACCAACCTTCAGCTCCGGATACGCCGACGCCAGCGCATTGTGCATCTCCACGAGGGCATGCGCTTCCGCCCCGACAGTCTGGGCATTATCAATCGAGCCGGGTTTGTGTGGCGTGACACCGAAACCCTTCTTCGAGGTCAGCCACTGGGACTTGTCAGGCGAGATGTAGTTGTACTGGAGCGAGTTACCCGTATTCGCATTCCGGCCCTGTGCCGCGATCTGCGCATTGATGGCCTTGACCTTGTTCTGGATCGTCTGCGCGAACAGGCCAAAGTTGGTCAGCGCAGTACGGGCACCTTCCATATCACCCGACGCATACGCCGAACGGATATTGGCGAGGTGTGTCGCAGCCGAATCCTTGCCTTCTGGCGATTCATTGGCGGGGGCCGTTGAGACCTGCTTGGCCACGATGTCTTTCGCAGCCGTCTGACCATTCGCCGCGAGCTGGTCGACATACGCCTGACGACCTTTCAGGACAGCCAGTGCCGTGCGGATCGCCGCACTCTGGTAGTTCGACAGCTGCACCTTACCGGCCGACTGCATGGCCATCACCGTCTCCAGCGACTTCGCTGGCACGCGGTCAGGTGCGAGATCGGCTACCGCCGCCACCGTGTGAATCGCCTGCTGGCCTTCCGGCGTTGCGGCTGACTCCTCGGTCACATGAGGCACTTCGATCTTTTCAGCGGCCTGCTGGGCAGCCTTGGCTCCCTTGCGGGCACCCGGCGACTGCTGGTAGGTGCTGACCAGATCGCTGATGTCCTGCACGAACTGCTGCGCTTCGGGCGGCAGGTGCTGGATGTCTTCGGGCGACTGGCTCAACGTGTCCATCACGTTGTTCAGACTGGCCTTCAGGGCGCCATGCACCAGCAGCCGGTCCTGCATCGAGTTGTTCTCGTCCCACATGTAGCGGTCCATGTTCTGGAACGCATGCACGCGGGTCGATGCATCACCGACGGCATCCGTGATCTGCTGGGGCAGACCCTGCAGCTCATCCGGATGGAAGGCCATCGAGTCGTGGACTTCCTGCACGTACTTCGCACCCGTGGCCTTGGTCTCTTCCGGCAGGTTGGCTGCCTGGATCGAGTCCTGTGCCTGCTGGGCAGCGACGGGCGCATTCTGGGCCACCTCATCGGCCGCCGTGCTGATGTTCTGGTCTGAGACGGGGGACGCTGCTTCATTGGCGGCCGCCACCTTGTCGCCCCGCTTCGCAGCGAGATCCACCAGCGGTTTGGCCACAGCACCCGCCACACCTGCCGCACCCTTGACAGCGGACGTTGCCACCGAGCCGAGATTCAGTGCGGCACGGGTTGCATGCGTGAGCACCGCACCCGGACCCTGCACCGCACCAGCGGAGGCCATGCCATACAGGCCACCGAGACCGGCCTGCTCACCGACACCTTCGAGCAGATCCTGGTTGGGGTTCGCTCCCGAGCGTTGCGTGCCCAGGTTCTGGGCGAGCTGACCCGTACCTGACTGGATCGTTTCTTCCAGTCCTTCCTTGAGGATGTTCTGTCCTGCTTCGCGCAGTGATGGCACCGAGAACGGATGCGCCTCGAACTTCTCGACCAGCTTGCCCGTCATCATGGCGGCCGGTCCCTGCACGGCAGCTGCGAACATGCCTGCCCGGTTGGCAATGAACGTCTTCGCCTGATCCGGGCTCATGCCCTGGTTGTCGACCAGATCGACGTACGTGGGCGAGTCCTTGCGCAGGTCGGTATCCGACTTGCCCATGATGTCGGCCGCCGTCTGCTGGTACGCGCCGCCCGCTTCCGTGAGACCGATCGAACCCGGCATGGCCACATCGTGAGCCAGGGGAGCAATCCTGGCTGCCACCTGTTCACCCTTCAGGCCAACGCCTAGGAGTCCCAGGTGTTCAGCACCATCAATAGCGGCCTTGGCACCGAGACCAATGCCCTTGCCGATCGGGCCAGCCGTGACCAGCGAGCCGATGCCCTGTGCCAGACCGTCCGTTGCGACCGTGCCATCGGAGAGTGCATTGCTGACGGCCGTTCCCGCATCCCGACCAATCCGGCGCAGACCGGCGACCAAGGAGCCGTCCGTCTTCGTTTCCTGTTCCTGCAGCGCCTTGTTGTCCCGGTAGCCGAGTTCGTTCGTTGCCGCGTTCACCCGCTGGTGAGCGGACAGTGCATCCGACTCCAGGTTGCCCTGTACGAAGTCATTGAGTGACTTCACGGCAGAAGCGGCCTGTGTGCCGGCATCCTTGTTGATAAGGCCGAGACCCAGCGCACCGATACCGCCCACCGAGTTGGCCACACCGAGACCTACACCGGCACCGAAGTCACCGATTGCCTGGGCGTAGTTACGTGAACCCGTGGCATCCGTCTGCACGGCGCCTTGTGCCTGCAGTCGGGCCGAGATCAGGCGCATGCCCTGGTCATAGCCGTACTTGGCGATGAGATCTGCACCCGGCAGTGAGGCCATGTCGGCATCAATCTGCGTGGGCATCGTCTTCATGCCTGCGCCTGTCTGGCGGGATAGCACATCGGAGTACAGCTGATCCAGAGAAGGGATACCGTTCTGTTGGGCAACACCGGCCTTCTTCTGGTCGGCGGTGACAGCAAGGGAAGCCTTCTTTGCATCAGCCGTGGCAGCGACAGACTGCTGGATAGTGGGCTGGACTACAGATTCCCCAGGACTGAGTGAGCCTTGAGGAGCAACGGGAGCCGGAGTGTTCCCGTTGAGATACTGGTCGAAAAGATCTTGTGCAGAGGGCATCAGTCAGTCCTGTTGCGAGATATGTTTGGGGTGAACTGTACCAGGAACCGGGCACCTTAAAAACAAAAAAGCCCCACCCTTTTGGGGTGAGGCTCGTCTGTTGTCGAGAGCAGTGGACAGTTTACGCGCTTTTCGGCCGGGCAATGCCCTTGATGATCCACGCAATGGCCTGCAGGAGCAGACAGGCAATGAGAGCACCCCAGAATGGATCGAACACAGCCGATCCTTCGTGGTGCAGCTGGAACTTCTGCCAGGCGTAGAACAGTCCTACGGGAAGTAGCAGCCAGCCGATGAGACTGACTACACGTGCAAAGCGCCGGATACCTTCTGCCATGTTCATGTGGATTCCCCCGTCCTTTATTGGAAGTACGGGGGAATCTTACATCACATCGGCGGCGACCAAGGATTGTTCAGCGACTGGTCAAAGGCTGCGCTGATCGCCCTTTTCCGCGCTTCCTCGTCGTCGGCCTGCTGCTGTTGTGCATCAGCTGCCGCCTTCCAGCCGATCGGCTTCTGGTCCGCATTGCCCTGCGCCGAGGCCTGCGCCAGCTTCAGCATTGCATCAGCCTGCTTGTATTCAGCCGTGATGCGGGCTTCCGTGTCCTTGTCAACCGGCCTGCCAAGGCGCAGGGCATTGACCATGTTGCCGTATTTGGCCGATGCAACCTGGTAGGCCTGGGCAGCACCAGAAATGTTCTGCTGGGTCTGCTGGTTGGCCAACGTCTTGCCTGCCTGATCGATCGGAGAACCCGTTGCGGTATTCTTGACCAGCTGGTTGATCTTGTTCTGGTCGAGCTCCTGGCCCGTCGACAGACCATTGCCCGAGAAGAAGTTGCCGATGGAATCGAGGCCACGACCGAACGTGCTGTTCGAGCCCCCCGCAATGGCACTCTCCAGGATGACACCCGCCTGGGCAGCATTGAGCTTGGCCACCGGCTTGCCCGTCTTCGGGTCCGGTTGGGCCGACTGCCGCATGATCGCGTCAATGTGGTTCTGCACCCAGCTGACATTCTGGCTCTTGAGCGGGCCGTTACCCTCCACCAGTTGCGATGCTTCATCCGCCGGTGAGTTTTCCGTGCGGTTGGTGGCCGACACCCACTTCTTCGGATCGAGTCCAAGGTTAGCAATGTCCTGCGCATTGCGGGACTGGGCACCACCTGTGAGGATGGTGTTTTCCACCTGGTTCTGCTGGAGCTGGGCCTGAATGGCAGCGGGACTCGTGCTCGATTCGCCCTTGGCGATGACTTCCCGTGCCTGGTTCCAGTCAGCACCTTGCAGTTGCTGTGCCTGTGCGTCGGAGAGCGAAGTCCAGCGGCCTTTCATGGCCGACGGATCGCTCTTCACTGAATCCCAGATCGCCTTGCCTACCTTGTCCTGCGTGTCGAACGAGCGCACGTCGGCATTCTGCCAGTTGGCACCCAGTGCCTGCGGAGCGAACTGATTGAAGGTATCAGCCGTGATCTGGTACAGGCCGACGTTCGAATGACCCTTGTTCTGGTCGATAATCTTCTGCTTGTTGTTGATGACATCGCCCACCGTCTTGATGGACGGATCGAGCTGGCCGCCACCGAGCGTGACACCCAGTGCCGACGGCGAGCCAGAGGGAGAACCTGTACCGCCAGCACCACCACCATCGAGCGGACCCTGGTTGAACGCATAGCCCTTGCCCTGCAGGTACGCCATGGCAGCAGCCCGCTGGCCTGGTGTCGGGAGCCTGTTGACCTGCTCCAGTGCACCCTGGTTGTCGTAGCCCCCTGCTGCAATCAGCTGGCCCGTAGCGAGACCTGCCTGACTATCGGCATCGTTACGCTGGCCGATGGTCAGGTTGAACTGCGACTGGCTGTTCTGCGTCTGCTTGCCGGACAGATCCTGCGAGTCCTTGAGCACATTGTTCACCTGGCTCGAGCGCAGTGCCTGGTAAGCGGGATCCTGCCCTGCCTCCGCCTGGGCTGCAGCAATCTTCGCCGGGTCTCCCGTGGCACTGGCCGCCAGCAGCTTGTTGACGGTCGGCTGCGCAGCATCTGCGAGCTGGTTACCCTGCACCGCCCGGTTCTGGTTGTAGGTGTTCGTGTCCAGCGTCTGCTGGTTTGAGGCCTGCGTGAGCAGGTCACCGACCTTACCCTGCAGGCCCGAGAGCGTCCCCACACTGACCTTGCTCGGATCGGTGCCGGCGAGGATCGAGCCATTGGCGAGCGCCGCCTTCAGGGATGCGGGATCCTGGTACTGCAGCGCATTCTGCTGCACCAGGTTGTTGTTCTGCTCGGTCTGCCAGTTGCCAAACTTGCCGAGCGCATCGGCCAGGTTGCCGGGTGCATCTCCGAGCAGGCGGCCGGCGAGTCCCAGCGCCTGTACGGTATCGCTGCGGTTGGGCGCATCCACATTGCGCCAGGTCAAAACAGCCATGTTGCCTCCTTAGCCGAGCTTGTTGGCTGCGATGTACGCATCGCGGGTTGCATTCGACTGGCCTTCCGTGACAGCCCGTGCCGTCGCCCGGTCGGTGAGTGCCGTGTTGTAGGAAGCCAGCGAGTTGGCATAGTTCTTCTGGGTCATGTCCTTCTGGAAGTTGAACTGGTCCTGTGCCAGGCCCAGCGACTTCAGACCCGTGTACAGCTGGGCCAGTGAGGACACACCCTGCAGGCCGAGCTGAAACGTCGGCAGGTTAAAGCCGAGCTGACCCGGCGTCGCACCCGGATTCACGCCGCCCAATCCGCTGACCGGGCTCTGTGCGCCACTGGTAGGCGAAGCCAGTCCAAAGGAACTGAGCGCGCCGTAGCCGCCCGTGTCATTGACACCCAGGCCGGTGGGCACCGTGAAGTTGTAGGGGGTGACATTGCCACCCGTACCGAAATTGAGGTCCATAGGATTGTCCTGATCTAGGTAACGAGAGTCTGAGAAACGTCCAGAGTCAATGACACGTATTCGGAGATCAGTGCGGAGTTGAGCTCCGCAATATCGCTACCGGTCATCAGTGTTCTGTTGAAGAAGCTGTCGGGTGGCTCATACACATGAAGCGGCCCGGAGCTGGGTGGTGCACTGACATCCGTCAGCTGCATCGGATCGAAGTATGCCAGGTCGGAACCCAGGACAGACGCATACTTGTCGGAAATCGACTGCATCTCCGCGTTGTACTGGTCGAGCAGTTCATTGGTCTGGTGCAGGACATCTCGCGTCTCCGCCCCGACATACTGACTCACCCCGTTGGCGACAGCTGACGTGAGCTGCAGCAGCGTGCTGGGTGAGGTGAGCTGGCTCATGCCTTCCGCCCAGGTGCCGCCGCCCGCCATCGTGCCGCCCACCACCATCACCACCACCGTGGCAATGGCGCCGATGATTGCCCCCACCTTGTCACCGAAGAGCTTCTTCGACACGTAGCCGAGGATCTTCGAGACGATCATGGCGGCAATCATGGTGACGGCAAAGCCCACCACAATGGCGGCAATGCCGGAGAGGCCAATGGCTGCACCGATCGCCCCGTAGAACGAGGTGGCGGGACCTGTGCCCGTACCCCAGGTCAGTACCGTGATGATGATAATGATGATGATCACGATCACCTGGAAGCCGGCCGAGGCATACCACGGCTGCTTGACCACCTGGTAGCAGTTGAAGACGATGTACACGCAGGCGGTCGACATCTGGGTGCTGTCTTTGAGCGAGGTCGAGCGGAAGATCTCCTCATTGAGCGGGATGATGAAGCCCGACTCGTTCGTGTCTCTTAGGGCATCCGTGATAGCGATGTCCACCGACTTGCCGTTGTAGACGTAGTTCTGGTGCTTCAGGCCGTAGAGCTGCAGCGCCTTCCAGTTGTTGTCGTCCACCTGCCAGTAGAGTGTCACGTACGGCACCTGGAAGGAGTCTTCGAGCACGCCCGATTCCGGATCCTGGCTCGTGCGGATCGTGCGCGTGAGCGTATCGGCACCATTGACCACCCACCAGATATCCCCGGCACCGTGGGCCGGATCCACCCGCCCTGCGCCGAACGTCGCTTCGATCCCGTTCCATGAGATCAGCATGTTGTAGTTCAGGTTCGAGTTGCTCGAGGTCCGGATATCGAGCGACTGGACAGGCAGCGACGGGTAGTTGCCTGCGGGCGGTGCGGTTGTCCTGTTCATGTTGGATGGGTCCAGTCCACCCGCTGCCACCCAGGCGTTATAGCCGGCCTGCACACTGTCGGCCGCCGCCCACTGTGACTTGAACTGGGCGTAGGCGTGCCGCGTGAAGGAGGCCGAATCCATGCACGCTTCGAAGAACGACCAGATATAGCGCTTCGCCGTGATCTCGGCCACGTTCACCGACACACCAAACACCACGTAGGCGTAGTCGATGTCCTTGATCGACTGGTTCTCGTTGATGGTTTTCACGAGATCATCAAACTGCTTCGTGGTGGCTTTTTTATAGGCCTTCTTCGCCGCCGCGTACACATCCGGCTTGTACGTGCCGGAGACCATCTTGTTATCGATGCGCACGGGAATGTACGGGAAGAACTTCCCCATGTCCGAGGGCGGATTGAACATCGCATCGAGCGTGGCGTTGCCCGAGCCAAGGGGGTAGATGAACACCTGCAGCCCGCTTTGCGTACCGTTGGTCACGTCCTGCGTATCGATCCGGTATGAACGGGTGTTGCCCACCGTCTGCACGGTCCTGGTCACCGTCTGGGTTGCATAGACACTCGTGCTGCCCGCTACCAGATTGGTCGAGGTGGTGGACACCGGTGTGCCTGCCACCACTGACTGGACCTGGTTCTGCACCATGATCTGGCGGGACGAGTGCGTACGCGCCGGATTGACGGGATCGATACCGAGGTAGGTGGTCTTCTTGAACACCGCCGAAGTCTGGATCACCTGCACCGTGTTATGGGTGGTGACCGTATGACTGTCGGGTGCCCGGTTGTCCGAGTAGGTGTTGCTGGTGGTCACCGTGGTGACAAGATCCAGCGAACCCGGCGTGAAGGTGGTGGAGTCCACCAGCCAGTCCGAGGTGGACGGGAAAGCGTCACTGGCACCCAGTGTCACCGTGTTGCCTGGCACGACGGCGCCGTCCGACTCACCCGAGTTCAGGGTGTAGGCGGCAAACAGGTACTTCGTGTCCGGACTGAAGCCGGCTGGCGTAAAACTCTCCTGGCCACCCCCCGCAAAGGTGATCACACCCTGGCCGTTGAGGTAATCGCAGTGCCAGTTCGTATTGATGAGTGTCGGGTGATGCGCAAGGATGTACTGCTCGGCCCACCAGGAGATCTCGCCATAGCCCAGATCGCTCTGCTGGATCTGCACCGAGTAGCCCGCCGGCGCACCCAGACTTGCCTGGATCTGGGCAGCCAGTGCGTCATTGTTCAGCGAGTTGCCTGTCACCAGCGAGCCAGCGGTGAAGCCCACCACGTCCTCATAGCCGGAGCTACCGGCCGCCCACCGGGCGAACATGCGCAGGCCCATGCCGGGACCGTTGCGGTAGGCCGACGTGATGGTATCCCCGATGGACTGGCCGGTATCCCCGATCATGCCTGCCGTGACGGTCGACTTCAGGAAGTTCGGGCGCTTGTTGACATCCCCGGCCATGTTGTAGATGGCCGAGGAGACAGAGACCGTGGTGTCGCCGCCAAAGAAGCCCATGGCTTACAGTCCGTTGTTGTTCTTCAGGGCGTTCATCACCTCGTCGACCACCGCATTGGTGAACGAGTTCGGTGCCGTCAGGCCTTCGTCGATCGTCTTCTGCGTGACCCACGCATCGGAGAAGATCTTCGCTGCCTTCTGTTCCGAGTCGCGCTTGTAGCTGACGATCTGCTGGGCGTAGAGCGCCTTCTGCTGACCGAGCACACCGACCACCGGATAGTTGTCGGTACGGGTGTCGAGCGTCTGGGCACGCTGCACTTCGACCTGCTCGCCCACCAGCTTCACCTGGTTCTGCGCCACCTGCAGCTGCACGGGCATCAGGTTGTCGATGTTGTACTTGAGCTGGCCGTACTGGGCATCTTCCGTGCCGATCTTGGCCTTGGTGAGGGCGAGATCTGCCTTGGCCGTCTCCGCCTGGATGCGGGCCGTGAGCGCCTGATACTTGACCATCTCCAGGTTGACACGTGCCGTGACGGCGGCGATCTGCGCATTGACCGCCTGCCAGTAGGCCTGGTCCCGGCCCAGCAGGAACTGGGTGGCATTCTGCATGACCACCTGTACGAGGGCCACGTAGGTCTTCGTGTACTCGGCGGCCGTGATGCGCCCCTTGTCGAACTCTTCCTTCAGCTGGGCTTTCACGCCCTGCATCATCACGTCAAACGTGCCCGTGCCGTCGATCGCACCCGTGGTGTAGTCGGCATTGGCGAGCCGCTTGATCTCGGCATAGGCGGCCGAGTTGATGTCCGACGGAATGTTGTAGACGTTCGAGGTCAGGTCAAGCGGATCGACCGCAATGGGCGTAGCCGACAGCAGCTGGCTGTAGGCCAGGTTTGCATCGATATCAATGCCGTAGGTGGACATGTTCTTTTCCCTGGTTCAAAACAAAAGGCCCGCCCAGTTCCGTGAGCGGGCCGTTCAGGCATGAGGTGAGTGTGATCAGAGGGCGTCGTCTGCGCCCACGCCCACTGCGCCGGCTGCGATCTGGGCCGTAGCCAGACGCTTGAGCTCCGCATCCGTGAGCTGCGGCAGCACTTCGAGCGAGAATTCCTTCGCCCAACGCTGCTCGATCTTCGGCACGCCGTTCTTGCCCTTGACCGAACGGATGTTCAGGAACTTGCGGGATTCAAGCTGCCGGTAGATGCAGTACGGGACGTGGTAGCCGTCGTCGGTCACCTCACCGTAGGGGATGTACTTGCGCACGGTGCCCAGGTGCTCGTTGGCGATCGTGAAGATTTCACCCGGCAGATCCTTCTTCTTCGGATCCATGTTGGTGATGCGCACGCGCACCAGCTTCATCTGCTCGTCGTGCAGATGCTGGCGCAGTGTCTTGCGCTTGACGGGCTCATTCTGGCCGGCCAGCGGATTGGCTGCATGCACCTTGTCAGCCACTTCGGTGACTTCGGGCTTCTCTTCCTCGCCATTCAGCTTCGCTTCGATCTTCCTGCGAAGGGCGTCGAGGCCGATGTTGTTGCTGTAGGTGACACCCATCAGGTCCGCACGGGACTTGAGCATCTGCAGTTCGTTCGGTGCTGCGTCTTCGAGAGCATTCATGTTTGACTCCGGGAAGGATTTGGAGCCAAGGGGAAGGAAGACATCGCTATCTTCCTTCCACTTGGTTCAGTCAGTCAGACTTAGACCGGGGCGACCGTCTTGACCAGGCCGATACGTTCCGGGCGCTTGATCAGAATGCCGTAGTACCACTTGATCGAGCTGAAGCCCGTTTCGCCGTACGGATCATCCTTCGTGGCCGTGGCCTGACCCGGCATCTTCGTCAGGACCGAGAACTTCACGGTCTTGCCGTCCGTCTGGAAGCCGATCGTC